GCCGCTGTGTTTTCTACTTTTAATGCAACTGCTCGTGCTCTTGCACGTGTATCTACTTTTTGTGTGCTCGATGTGACATCAAAAGGACCAAGAGCTGAACTTGCTTGAGAGTCATTTGGAAAATTTCTTAATTCTAAAGTTATTCTAGTTGCTCCTGTTTGTGATATAAAGTCAGGAATAAATCTTCGTATCTTCATTATAAACTCTCCGTCCCCTCTAAGATCTGCAGCTCCAGTAGTTTGACCTAAAGCACTTCTTCTTTGACTTATATCATAATCTCCAGAAGATATATTTGCTGTTATCGCAGTTATCGTTCCGTTTCTGTTTTGGTCAACTCCTGTTTCATGTTCATAGTAACTTGTTCTACCCTCTGTGTTTCCAACAACATCAAAAGATGTGTCAGTAGATGCATCGTATTCTAAAGCATGTGGTTTACCAAACACGGCAGAATCTCTCCACATAGTTCTTGCTAAACTACCAACTGTCCATACAGGTCGTCTTGTAGATGAATCAAAATAATTATAAGCCACCATTCTATTTACAACTGAAGAATTAGATTCTGGATAAAACCACATAACCTCACCAAACAAATTATTTAGTCCAGCAGATACCATCTGATTACCAGATTCTAAATTTATATTATCATAAACAAAATCCTCTACTAAACATGGTAATGATTCCAACTTACCAGCATATCTAAAGAAACCATTCTCTGACATCCAATACGCAGCACCATCAACTTCAACACATGCGTTTTGTCCAACAAGTCCGCAGTGTGTTCCAACTTGTGAAAAGGCAAACGTAAATGGTTGACCAACAAAACGTTG